TCATAATCAATCATCACAATCTCACCCGGATACGTGGAGAATCCAAGCATGTTTATTTGATCCGCTGATAATTTAGCACACTGTGCCATCACAAATCTCCCAAACGTACTTCCCACATCCCACCACCGATACTCTTGAATTCCCAACGATACACACGCCCACCTGCTATAAACCTAGGTTCACTTGAGAAGCCTTCATCTGCAATAAATTTTCCATGCCTATTCATAAGAGCTAAACAGAAAGTTTTTAATTATCCGCAAACTCGTGGTTTAAATTTTCAATAACAAAGTTAATCAAATCACCCATACGCATTTCAACAATACAAACTTCCGTGTCAAACGCACTGTCTAATGTCTTAGACTGCCACCTAGCAAGGATGCGATTGCGAAGCTCTTGTGCGGGGTCCGGTTTATATTCGTCAAAGAAATCCAATGACGCAAAGACAAAATTCCCCTTATCATCTATAACCATACAATCACCATTGTTGTCTACACGAATAAACACGTAGCAAACACCATTGCCATTAAGCAAATCACCAAACTTAGGCTCAGACAATTCTTGAGATCGTAACTGACTCTTTGGTGTGAATCCTTCTGGGATTTCTCCATTGCTAATTGTACCCCAAAAACAATCCCCTTGTCTTGTCTCAGCCCACTCAAAGCATGCATCAAGTTCGTTTTCGGGACCGAACGGGGAATCAAAGTTGTTCCCATGATAATCAATAACCCTCTGCAATTCTTCACGAGCACTTTCAACACCAATCACATCAGCCACTTGCTGAAAACAACCAAGAGATTCTGGGGTTAATGTTAAAACACTGGTCATAGATCCCTCTTCGTTTTCTTGTACGATTTCAAAGTCTGCATGTGAACCTATGAGTTTCCACTGATAGACTGGTTCGTTGGAATCTGTGGTAAAATAATAACCGTTTCCGTCGCTTTCTAATGTTGCTGGATACACTTTACCTTCTTTCAGATAACTGCTGTGAGTCTTTACACACTTCAGAAATACTTTTGAATCTTTCATTTGCACACCTCGCTATAGTTATGGTTATAGTCATTCCATCCATATTCACCATCAGACTCTATCCCAATCTTCACCATATCACAATACATCTGCTGCTCTTGCTGTAGAGCTTTCTCAAGAGATGGGTCAGAACATCCCGATAGGATTATGGCGATAATTGCTAGAACTATCCCTGCTACACTCATGCTACCTCCTGCAAATATCGATGAACATTTTGAGTATCATCACACATTTCAAGATACTCTTCCAACCTCTCAATCTGCTCTGCTATTGTCTCGGCAGATTCTGGGTGCTTCTTGTACAAACTATAGAGCATACTCAGGTCTTGTTCAAGTTCTTTAATGAGATTCATGATAATATCCTCTATGAATTCCAACGATCTTTCTTGTTCCTACGTTCCTTGCGACGATTCTTGTGTTCCTTTCGCTGGGATTTGCTCATGTTTTCTTTATTCTGGTTTGTCAACTGTCTCTCCAACATATTCGTCATCTACAATTGCTCGAATGTCTTCCATAGCTTTCACTTGCTGCTCTTTATTGTTAATCCAGACAACAATCCAGACAACACCCCATAGAACGGTCACAAGCGTCAGAATCAAATGCAACAGATGCCACGTTTGCTTACTCTGGTATGTATCAAGACGCTCTTTGATATACCTCTTGGTTAAATGTAAATCGTTCATATCGATGCTGACCCCGCTGTCGTAAGATTCTTTGAATGCCTAAGATTCATCTCAGGATATTTATAGCTCATATACGCCACCATCTGCTTTGTCAATCGTTGACCCCGATGCTGCTCCTTGGTGTAGCGCCTTGCAATCTCTCCTGTATGATCGACAAGCATACCAGAAATCACTTCCCCGTCAAGCACAATGTTTGCTCGTGTGTTTCCTACGTTGTCCACATAAGTTACCAAAGCGTAATGTCCAATGACCTCCATAGATTGCATTGTCTCGACACCTGTATAATCACAAGCGTTCATGGGCTTTAGGATTGCTTCGTAGAATTTATCTAGTTTACTCACCGGTTATCTCCTGTTCTTTCTTGTAAACTTCGTGGAAATTATCTTGAAGGATACCCATGTTTGCAAGCTCATCTACTAACTGACGTGCTGCCAATGCTGCTAACATCCAATCTGTAGGTTGGCTAGAGAAGCCAGCACGAACATAATCTTTGTTGAATTCATTAGACAGCCTTTGGATGTAATCTTGCTGGTAACTCATAGTGTTTGTCCTCCTAAACCCTCATCTCAGATTTCTTGCTAAGCCGTACAACCTCACCAGCCTGCAAGCGTTTAATCAATGAATCTACCTTAGCATCACCGTAGAAGTCCGTCAACCAAACTCTGGCAGATTTCTCAGGAATTTCACAAGCACATTCTCCATCGATGTAGATTTTGTATAAGATCATTTCTCCTCCCGTATTGTCTCATTTTACACCGTCCACTTGATCAACGATTGGTAAACATCAAAGTCTATATTTCCTCTCAAGTAATAATCTTCGGCGACCCGTTGTATAGCACTGCTCTTGGCGTCCAAATAAGCAGAGTAAGCCTCATCTTCTGTATTAAAACGTCCTAAATATATACGTTGACCTCTGTCACTATAACGTGCTATGTATTTTTTGTTTCTATAGCAAACTCCCGGTTTAAGATTAGATTTTCTTTGTCTTTTATTGTTCTGAACCATTGCATTTATTTCTGGAGGAACAAACCTACAATAATCTGGACAATAAATTTTATTCCCGTATTTAATAATGTCTTTATCTACGAAAAAACCCTCTCTGTAATTTTTAACAAACCATTGTTCGTATTTTTTAAAATCATGCCAATCTTTGCAAACATGCACACCCCTACCACCGTAATTTGGGTATGCCTTAGAATTCTCATCGTAGCATCTAGAAAGCATACCGTACCATACTTTTTGTGCACTAATCCCCGCACGGCTGGTTGTGTCTGATCTTTCACAATTAAATCCAACGCCAAATATTGTTTTTGATTCTAAATCGCGTATATTGCCCCTTCTAACATACGACGCTTCTACTTTCTTAATACTGTCTGTCCTTAGAAACTTAATATCAACGTCGTCCCATTTGGAATACTTTAACACTTTAATGGGTCCATATTTTTCTGTTTCGTAAACACCGCCCTCTTTTATTTTCATTAGAACCTCACCTCTGGTGAAAATAGAATAACTCCCGATAGAAACTTGAGTGACCCAACCACCTTGAACTTTGTGTAAGACACTCCGATCCAACCATGAGGACAGACATTCTTTGTACCATCACCATGACCAAAGCATTCTTCATAACCATAGTTCACCCCCAAGCTGAACGATCCCTCAATATGCTCAAAGAATTCCTTGCGCCACGTCTTAGCTACGAACACTGTATCATTGCCATACGAATTCTTAAAATACCCAGCAGAATAGCTGTTGTGCTCTACAGCAAAGATATTGTGCGTCTCGTTTGTAATGCCGCTAGAGAGCCCTAGAACATGCTTGCTCCAACCCCCTACACCAAAGATCCACTGGTCTTCCAAAGGTTTGTCAGGAGCATCTAGGAAGCTCTCAGCGTATGATGGTTGGCAACTTACGATAACCAGCGTCAGCAACAGTAGGCAAATGTTCTTCAAATGTGTCATCAGAATTCCTCCCGCATCTTTGAAACATACTCACAATAGTTTTCCTCAACGTGCTGTTGAATCCTCTTCCAATCTTCCTTGGATAGTACATCATCCACATTAATATCGTCAACACGTTCACCCAAGCCCCATTCATACCTTGTGTCAGCATCTGTGTCACGCTTATGAATCTCAATCTGATGCACCTGAGCATCACAGTCGGTGAAGCCATAGTAGTCAATGTCACTATCAGTACAGAACGGGTCAGGTTCTTGATGCTCGTAGAAAATGTCATAAGTGATTGTCAGGACGTATGGGTAAAGTCCTTCCACATCTTCTTGTGTGTAGAATTCCACTTGAACAACCTCTGGATCATTCTCTGGGATGTTTTGGTCTGTCACTTCGTACATTGGCTTCTCAACAATCTCAAGGTTGTCAATAGAGTTGTCGTGGACATTGGTTTTGTGGGTGATCTGGTAATTACTCATATGTTCCTCCTATATTCTAATTTTTAACAGCCTGAGTCTGAAAGGAGTTCGATACTTCTTGCTGCATCTTCTAGTGCCTTTTCATAACCTTTCTGGCGTTCCTCTGCACCCATGTCGTTTAGCTGATTCTGAATAAGTCCCATTACATGGGTGAAGCTCACGTCAATCCCGTTCACTTGCATAGAGACTTCTAGTGCAGTGCTGTCAAACCCTTTGAAATGTTCGATGCCTTTCTGAGTCATAGATTCAAGTAGAAAATATGCCATAAGTGAGTTCTTAGTGTCTTCGTTAATCCAATCAATAGTTTCCATAAAATCTCTCCTGTATATTTGTGTATGATTCTAAAGATACACCTTGGAATTTCCTGTGTCAAGGGAATAGATACAGAGAACCCGAAGAATCTTTGCAGACGCTTCGGGCTGTATTTCCAGAGTATTATGCGAATTTGTAAGTTTGTCCGTTGATCCTTGCTCGTGTCACCTTGCGCATGTCAATTTTAGCATAGCGTCCCTTGGATTGGTTAAATAAATTCCGGTAATGCGCTAGGTGTTTTGTAGAGTCTTCACCACCACGGAGATGTTTGACAACCTTCGGATGAAACACACCGGAGCTTTTCTCACCTGATTTCTTGATATATTCAAGAAAAATCATACGTGTACCCGCTGAGTCAATTAGTCTTGCTACTACGTTTGCATCACTCATTTAGGTTCTCCTTATTTCACCAAATCTTCATACTGATAAAGCAGATGATAGTCTGCCCCACGATCATTCTGAATTACCTTACACATATCTTTCAGCAAACTCAAGGCTTTTTCATGCTCAATCTGAAGTTCCATCAGACGATCATCTGCTGTATTCTCACGATCACTCACAGAATCCAGTGTTAGCTGAAGGTCTATCTCAAGATTGTTCAGATGAACAAGGGCCTTGAGTGCTACCTTGTTGTCGAAAATCTCTTCCATGATAATATCGCGTAGATGCTGGAATGTTTCGTTGGATTTCTTGGTCATTTAATAATCCTCCTCGTACTGAGATTGAATCCCAAGCTTATCAAAGAATTCTGTCATAGTTTCAACAGAATCTTCTTGATCAAAGTGCCAACGATCAACAAGAATGTCATCCTCATCAATAACTTGCAAAGTAAATCCGTCACATGCTTCCAGAATGTTCACACGATATCCCATAATTTATCTCCTACTCAACACTAAAAGAGTCATAATAAACACCCAACGAATCATAGTCATCATCAACACGCCTGTCAAACGCTTTGAGAGCTTTTGTAATGCTCGTGTAATGCTCAGAAAGATTCTGCTGTTTGTTCACACGTCTGTACAGGTAGACAGTGGGGCCATCCTGAATAAGCGACAGAGACACATTTGCTTGTTTATCTATTGCTAGGCGTAGGAATTTCATTTGACCTCCAAAACATTTTCATAAGTAAATCCAAATACGAGTCTTCCGTTGTCTTCTGGGACTTTGCAAGAGCCACAACAGCAACCTTCAAAGAATCCTCCAACGGGACACCGTTGTACTTGTGTTCATCAAGGACTCGTTTAACGATCACATTGGTGTAATAGAGATTTTGGAAGGTATCTTCTAGCGTATTCACAATCACACCTCCTTCGTTTCGCTATCAAATTCTCTCATCTTTCTAACAAGCTCTTCGAGAGCATCCAAGCATATCCAGTCGTTATCCTCGCACAGATCGGAAAGAGATGCGCAAACTTTCTTATCCTCACTGTAATATGCCCAAGTCCACCCTTCGTGACGACTTAGTGTGACTTTTCGGGTGTTCGCGTTGTATATCTCGACGGTTTTCGTTTGGTTCATAATAAAGTCCTCTCTAATATCATTTGAATAGCTGTAGAAGCTCGTACAGAAGCCTGCAAGGGATTTTCTTGGTCATACCTAGGCTACCCTAGTGGTACACCTTAGAATGCCCTTGTAGGCTCTCAGATTAGCTCTGAATGTTCTTGAGAATACTCTGCTTCACTCCCTCAAGTTTCTCCAGCACTTCCTGAACAGTTTCCAAAGCTACAACATCTACACCCTCAATGTCAACCATACGACTCACCAGAGTTTGCATGTTCGGGTAGTACCTTGGTGTTTCTCTGATGCGGGTTTCCCCGTGTTTGTCTGAGAAATACTCTCGTTTCTCAATGAGCATGTAGTCGTTCCCCATTGGGCCTGTACGGATTTCCCATTTGTCATTCAGAATCATTTGTTTTCTCCTGTGTTTTCTTAGGTAAGTTACGGTTCTCATAGCCATTATCACGCAACCACTGGTCAAGGATCTTAACACACTCAACTGTGCTTTCACAATAGAAAAGTTGTGACCATGGACAGACACCAAGGTCCCACCCGTATTCATTACACCACCACTGCCCCATTCGGTACTGCTCTATGTTGCTATGCTTACTATAGTATTCTTGGATGAGCTTTTCAATAGTTTTCATTTGGTTCTCCTTTTATTGATCTTACAACTACAGAGGTTAGCACACCTATCCTCTCTTGACAACCACATCTGAACGAATATTGACACCGAGAGCTTTCAGACGTTCCCTAGCAGCTTCTCTGGTGTTCTCTACAGGCTGTTCTGGTGTGGCTTGTGTTACCTGTAGGGTTTCTTGGGATTCCTCTGGAATATCGTCCGTAGGACGTGACACCAGAGCGTACACCAAGAGTAGCACAGGCAGTAACATTATCCCAAAGAATAGCACAACAGAAAAGATACACACAACAGCAAATCCTAGCGATGCAAGTCCAGAGTCATCCATAGTATTCTCCTAAGCGTTCTTTAGTAGGTTCTTGTGAGTGGGAGATTGTTTCATCCCATCTCCCTTTTGTCAAGACTATTCTAAAGAATATCTTAGGAATTCTTGAGAGTTTTCTTTTCTTTTTTATTCCTTGTGTTTGTGTACTCTTAAGAAAGTTCTTTGGAAAGTTCTTTAGAACATCTTGTGTGTGCGTGAGTATGTTCCTGCATTTCTATGCTCTTCTATTGATCATAGTGTATCCTGAGAATGGAATTCTGTCAATACCTACAGAGAAGATTCTTTGAAAGAACTTTAGTGTTGACACAGAAGGTGCTTGTGTGTAGACTTTGGAATTGTAGGGTTAACAACAGAGGAGAATAGATGATGAGTAAGATTAATATTGGATGGTTGAAGGTGGACGCGGATTACTGGGCTGAGGTTGCGCCATTGGGAGCCACGCACCACTGGGAGCCTTCTGGCGATTGGTATCAGGATTGCGGCGACCATACCCTTACTTGGAATTTTACGGGGCGTAAGTGGCAGGCCGCTTCAGTGCCGCTAAGAATTACAAGGGATGAGGCCATCCCCCGCCCAACCAAGCGAGAGGAACCACTGTCGTGGGAGGGTGGGTTGCCGCCTGTGGGCGTGGAGTGTGAGTTCATATTTAACAGGATGTGGGTGAGCGCAAAAGTTGTCGGATATGACGGCCCGGCTTGTGTTGTGGCTATTGACGGCGAAGGGTACGAAGGTTCCCGTAACCCCTCAGACTTTCGTCCCATAAAATCCCAACACGAGCGACAGCGGGAGGAGTTGATTTCGGTTATAGATCGCAATCGTTGGTTCACCTCGCAAGTAACTGCCGACGCCATCCTGTCCCGCTTTACACTGGAGCCTAGACAATGACCAAAGAGTACATAGTAGACCGGCCCTATTGGGTGCAAAAGTATTACCAGCTTCTCGACAAGATTGCTTCGGCAGACACAGAAGAACATCTGAAGGAGCTTGAAGAAGCTGTTGAAGGCTTTTACAAAGCTCTAGGGCAGAAAACTCTAGGGTGGTGGGTGTTCTCTTGGACGGTTGAGAACAAGCCTGTACACAGTGCTTACGAAACTCTGAAGAGTCAGCTTGCATTTCGTAGAGAACATGTGTATCGTATGAATCTGTTTGAGAATGTAGATGAGTAATAGGAGAATACAAATGAAAACACCAGAGATTAAAGTTGGTCAGAAGTATCGTGTGGTTGATGAGGATGGGTTCAGTTGTCCATTCGAAACTAAAACCGGAGATTTTCTCCAGATCGCTTTTTGTTCAGACAACGAATCTCAAAGTTGGAGGGCTTATAATTTATCACGGGATTGTGATAACCCTTCAATTATTTTTTACATGGAAGATATTGAAGCCGGACACGTACAGCTAATCTCAGAGCCTACAGTAGACACACAAGACATACCCAGTATGTCTGGTCAAGATGACGCTGAAAAGCTCTCTGAGGGCTCTGTAGGAACCCTTGATGGTATTTTCAAGGCATCTCACACATGCTTGGGTATCCACAGGAATGTTGCAGATGAAAATGCAGAAGGTATTCGTATGTATCGCAACGGAGAACTTATGGGAAATACTTCGGGCGTATCAGCAGAAATCCTCTACCAATTCATAGAAGGTTCTGGTAAATACAACCAGCACAATCAGCTTGAGTTACATGAGATGTCGCTGGATCAGCTTAAAGATGTTGTCAGGATTCTTGAGAGATACATTGAGAATCATGTGGACACAACAGCGTCTTGTCTGGATATTCGTCTGACGTACAACGGGGATCACATTGGTGGCTGGGGTGCGAGTGTTCATCAATTGAATTATTGGAGAACTGGTGAGCATTCTTTGGGACACACAGACAGGTTGTTGTTTAGTGTTGAAAAGGTTATTGGGATTTAGGAGGGAATTATGAGTGAAGTTTACGGGGAGGTTGTGGAAGACAACGGACATTTTTATGTAACTCGTTGGCAAGGCAGAAATTTTCTTTATACTTACTTTGACCAACGCATAGCCGAGTGTGTCAACGGTGACTATTATGAACGTTTTGGTGGATTGAGTGGTTGGCTCAGGCATATTCTGAAGAGGTCACAGAAACGTCTTGACAAGGTGGAAGACACAATTGAGCAACTTGAGGACGAGCAGGATTATCTGAACGATCTTGTCCATAGAATCGGGGCCATTGTTGATACAAAAGTTTAGGAGGAAAGATCATGGACATGACTGTTGAGCAGCAAAAGAATATCGCTAGAGATGTAATGGACGGTATTAAGATTATTGACCCGTATGCTTTGCTTGCTGGAGGCGCACCGAGGGACTGGTACTTTGGAAATCCCTGTAACGATCTTGACGTTTACTATTATAGTAACGGTGATACAATCAGTGCGTCGAAAGGTCAGCTACAATCACTCTTTCCACACGTGACTTTCACAAATCGGAGTGAACGGTTCGAGAATAAATCTGTAGATGAACACAGGGAAGTGTACAACTCTATGAAGTTTCTACGGCGAGTCTACGAGACACAGGTGGGTGGGTTGAAAGTGCAATTCATCCAGCTAGAGGAAAATAAAAGACAGTTTGATGTTGTCTCAGCGATGGACGTGAGCATCTGCCAGTGTTGGTACAACCATTATAAGGACGCTGTTGTATTGTCAGATAACTTCAAATTAACACTTGCTACCGACATCATGTTCCTCCCGAATGGTAACAGTTGGTCGGACAAGCACCCGTTGAAAATGCGAGAGAGATTCGAGCGTTTCTCTTGTGGTACGAAGGAGCAAGCACAGAGTAAACTCGTGAGGGAGGCTCTGCGGGGGTTTGATTGACACCAGCACCCCACTTATGCTAATCTCAATACTTGAGACGGGGCCAATTCTGAAAATGTGTTTGAGATTGGCTCAAATTTACTGACGGGGGTTGTTAGATGTGGAAACTAGAAAGCTGAGAATCGAGGGTGACGTTGCTTATGTACCTCTTACACGAGGTTATGAGGCTATCGTGGATATTGAGGACGCAGGGATGGCCTCAGGGTACAACTGGTATGTTATGTTTTGCGGAGAAAACCTTGTGTATGCTGCTCGTAACGAGCGCGTCACAGGTAAGCGTAAAACTATACTGATGCATCGAGTTGTGGCCAACCCAAGTGAAAAACAGGTTGTAGATCACCGAGACCATAATGGACTAAATAATCGCAAGAGTAATTTGCGGGTTTGTAGTCACACCGAAAATATAAGAAATTCTCGCAAAAGGTTGGATAACACCTCTGGTTACCGAGGAGTGTGTTGGAACAAAAAATTAAGAAAGTGGCAGGCAGAGATTAACGTAAACGGCGAAGTTATTTACCTAGGCACTTTTAAAGACATTGAGAAAGCCTATCAGGCGTATTGTAAGGCCAGTAGGCGATACCATAAGGATTACAGCAATATAGGAGAAGCAGAACAATGAAGAAAACACTGATAATCACCAGTCAACAAGCCCAGAGAAAACCTAATGATGAACTTATGGGAACTCTTGTGAGTCACACATTTACAATCCGAGATGATGAAGAGAAGCTTAAGAAGGCTATCGAGAAGGTGCTCAAGAGTGGTCGCCCTGTGTACCTTGAGACTGAAGGTAAGCAACTGCTTGTGTTGACTAAGGCGTTGCTTGAGAATTCTGTTGTTTATTTCGTAGAGGATAATTGATATGCCAAGGTCTAAAATTTCAAAGATCACTGTCACACACGTATGGGATGACGACAGCGAGACTGAATATACTATAGGAACTCACGTATCCGAAGAGTCTGGTGGCTACGTTTACGTTGATTCTAGTTCAGAACGTATATGTTTTCACCCGGAATCTTGGGATGACATTCGAGATCAAATTGATGAAATGATGTACAATGTTAATGGAGAGGTTTGATGTATAAACTAAAGAACGCTGATGGTAAAGTTGCGGTGATTGTGTCGCCGGGATATGGTGCCGGTTGGTCTACGTGGGGAGAAGCTGAGAGTTGCTTAGACGGTGAGTTGGCTCAGGCTATTCTTGACGAGAGGCCACTAGAAGACCTTGAACTTATTGCAGCAAATAATTGGAACAATCAATATGCAGGGGGTGTTGAAGATTGTGTTGTACAATGGGTGCAAGAAGGACAACCATTTGAGATTGATGAATACGACGGCAACGAAAGTTTGCGTGAAATTTACATTGATGACTTTTTAGTTGCATAGGAGACAAAAGAATGCTAAAGAAAATTGCAGGGGTGTACGTTGAGCCATCTCAAATAGCCGCTATTGATGTTCATTTGTTTGACAAAGAGAACGAAGATGGTTTGCCGGAACTTTATGGACAACCTTTGATTGTCTTGCAATCTGGCTATCAGATCGTAAGTCCTCTTGTAGAGCATGTGAATGCTATTGAAGGTGCTTTGGATATGGTTATGCGGGAAATTGAGGTGGGGCATTAATGGCGTATGATTTCACAAAGGAGTTAGAAGTGGCAACAACTAAAGAAACTGTAGAAGACATCAAAACCTACCCCTCTGCGAATTTGCCAGATCGAAGGATACCAAAAGAAGCACTAGACACATTTGGTGTTAAGGTTGCTCTTTCACAAGAAGACGGTAAGACTATCGAAGCGGTATACTTCCCTTACAAGAACCAACAAGGGGAGATCACAGGTTACAAAAAGAGAGACTTTACCAAACCGAAGGATCATAAATGGCACTTCACAGCTATTGGCACAATCAACGGCGAGAGTCAGTTGTTTGGCTTTCGCAAAGGTATTGGCGGCAAGCGTGTCTGGGTAGCTGAAGGTGAGTTTGATGTACTCGCAACATGGTGGGCACTGAAGTCTGGCTCCAATCAAGACAATTTTGACCCACAGGTCGTAGGTCTTCCTCTCGGCACAGGTAACGCTACGAAGTGTGTGGGCTATAAAGACAACTTCAACGCTCTGGATAATTTTAAAGAGGTTGTGTTCTGCCTAGACAACGATGAAGCTACAGCAGAAGAACGAAAGAAGAATATCAAGAAAGGCAAGGAGGCAACCGAAGAACTCACTGCTTTGTTCATGCACAAGAGTAAGGTTGTTGATCTCAAGGACTTGAAAGACCCCAACGAATATCTCTTGGAGAAACGTAAAACGGATTTATATTGGCAGCTAATGAAGCCAATTGATTTTAAGCCAGATGGGTTCGTAGAAATTGAAGATGTTTTTGAGGAAGCAACATCTATTCCCAAGATGGGGAAAGAGTGGCCCTGGCCTTCACTCACGAAAGTTACTTACGGTCGTCGTAAGGGCGAAGGATATTACGTCGGGGCGGGGGTTAAGATTGGAAAATCAGAGTTTGTCAATCAACTTGTTGATCACGTAGTCAAGACCGAGAATAAACCAGTAAGCCTTTTTAAGCTGGAAGAGAAACCCGCCATGACTTATCGTAAAATTGCCGGTAAGCAGCGGGGCAAACAGTTTCACAAGCCAGACAGGGTGAACCTAGATGGACTAGATTTCAGGGGAGATAAGATTCCCGACGAAGAACTAGAACATTACTTCACTAAAGAAGAACTTGAGACTGCTGTGATTAGCCTTAAAGGCAAGGTGCTCACTTACGACAGCTACGGTGCAACCTCTTGGGAAAAGCTCAAGAAGGCGATCACATACGCTGTTGTGGTACAAGGATCAGAAGACGTTATCATTGATCCAATCACACGGTTGACAGCAGGTATGGACGCCTCAGAAACCGATACAGAATTACGTAAGTTCTCTGATGAAATCTCTAAGCTGGCAAAAGACCTTGGGTTTACATACTATTGCTTTTGCCACTTGAAATCACCAGCGTTTGGCAAACCACACTCTCAGGGCGGTCATGTGGTAAGTGAGCAATTCCGTGGCTCAAGGGCCATGATGGAGAGCACCTATTACATGCTCGGTATTGAGCGAGATAAGTCACCCGATCTGCCCGAGGTTGTTCGTAATATGTCACACGTTGTGCTTCTTGAAGATCGTATGTTTGGCAACACGGTGCGATTCCCTGTGTCCTACAATACAGAGACAGGGGAGTACCTTGAACCAGACCAGAAGACGCTAGATAAATACCACGCAGCATTAGGCGAAGGAGGAGAGATTTCTGAAGAAGAACTGAAACAATTCGAGGAAGATATAGAGTACACATAAACACACCCACACGGTTTATTCGACAGTATAAAAGCCGAGGAGAAGTAATGCGATTAGTAGCAGACATTGAAGCATCTGGTCTACTCGACCACACAACTTTGGATTATTCCAAGTACCCTTTCAAACTGAAAGACACGTTCAAAGTGCATTGCTTAGTTGCAAAAGATATTGACACAGGGGAAATCTACAAGTTTTACCAAGAGTCGTTGACCAAAAAAGCAATCAACGAATTCCTCTCGAACGCGACGGAGGTTATTTTCCATAACGGCATAGGTTACGACCTCCCCGTGCTGATGCTATACTTTGGCGTGAGTTACAAAGTACGCTCCCGCCTAGACGGGCAGGATTTGATTAACGGGAGACCTTGTAAAATCACAGATACCGCGCTAGTGTCTCGCACGCTCTGGCCTGATCGCCCTTTCGGGCATTCTTTGAAGGAATGGGGTAAACACCTTGGCGTACTTAAAGGTAGTTACGGACAACAAGAGGAAGCTTGGGACACATTTTCTCAAGAAATGTTAGAATACTGTGTCCAAGACGTTGAAGTTACACACGAGGTTTTTAAGGCACTTGAGAAAGAAAGGGGGTCTTGGGAGTGGGAACCGGCAATCTGCATGGAGCAAGCTATTGCGGAAGTAATCTTCCGGCAAGAACACTTTGGGTTTGCTTTTGATAAGAACCAAGCCGAGGCGACTCTAGGAGACTTGAATGCTAAGATGGCAGACATCGAAGATAGGGTGGAGCCGCTGTTGCCAGAGAAGCGTATTAGCAAGACAGCAGCGAAATCCTTTGTCCCACCTAAACTTCAGTTTAAGAAAGACGGACACCCGTCTGCCAATATGGAGAAGTTTGCTGAACGTGTAGGAGGGGAAATCCGAGGTGGTGTGGGGGATTGGAGTTTTTGGTACAAAGGGAAAACACACGAGCTGCCTCTTCCAACGGAACCGTTAGAGACACACGAGCCGATGACGCTGGCAAACCAGAGTGACTTAAAACAACACTTAGTGGATCTCGGGTGGAAACCCACAGTGTGGGGGGACAACGACCTGTCAGTGAACCAGAAAAAACAAAAGGTTCCTTATGAAAAGTACAAAGAAGCTGTACACAGGTATTGCACAGAAACACAAACCAGTGCTTTCAAGCCATTCCGTCTTGAGCAACAGCAGGTGACAAGCGTAAAAGAGCTTTACCGGAAACTGATGATAGGGGATAGAGACAGACCTGTGCGTGTACTCACGTCCCCTAAATACACAGTTAATCAAGACAAGGATATTTGCCCTAATCTTGAAAAATTGGGCGAGCGTGTTGAGTTTGTCCGCGACGTAGTTAACTGGCTAACTTACCGGCACCGCAGGAATAGTATTTTGAGTCCGAAAGGGACGGGGTTCTTGGCACAACCGAGAGTCGGTATTGATGGTCGCATACAAACTCCAGCTATTACGTGTGGGGCTTCAACAAGCAGGATGCGACATAATGTTGTTTGCAACATACCAAGACCAACGAGCTTGTATGGTGCTCCTATGCGAGAGCTGTTCGGGGTTCCAGAGGGCTTTTATCAGATAGGTTGTGATGCCGCAGGTCTTGAGGCAAGGGTAGAGGCGCACTATACTTTGCCGTACAATGGCGAGGAGTATGCGCAAAATCTTCTTGGAGAGAAACCTAATGACATTCACTCGGCAACTGCAAGGAAGATGGATGTTACCCGAGACGTAGCAAAAACTCTAAAATATGCTATTTCTTACGGGGCACAACCACCTAAAGTAGCTAAGCAGATGGACTGGCCCTTGCCGAAAGCTAAGAAAGTGTTTAATGATTTTTGGGAGGCGGCTGCACCTCTGAGGGATTTGAAAGAGCGTGTGGAGAGATACTGGGGAACTAAAGGGCAGCGGAAATACATCAAAGGTATTGACGGGCGAAAACTTATGGCTCGGTCGAAGCACAGTTTAGTAAATCTTCTGTTCCAGTCGTGTGGTGTTATTATTATGAAACAAGCCGCTGTTCTGCTAGACCGTTGGCTCGAACAAGAGGGTTTGCTGTTCAACCCTTTCAAGGACGCGAGCATGCTAGGGAAAGCGGCTGAGATGATTCATTATCACGATGAATACCAGCTCCAAGTTTGTAAATCTTTAGTAGACGTGCTAGAGTATCGCTCTGAAGAAGAAGCAAAAACGTATCGCTCTCGGAAAGGCCGAACTGCCGATGTCACCCACAAAGGTGATAGTTTTATCACAGGGTATTCCAAGGTAGGCGAGGCGATGTCTCAAGCAATTATCGATGCTGCTGAGCTTTACAACATGAGGATTCCGTTTGACGGGGATTATCAAATAGGTACAAATTGGAAGGAATGTCATTAATGGAGTACGGAGACGAGAGAGTTAACAGATTTCCTAGACAACCTATTGACAACCAAAGCAATCTAAGGCATACTTAGTAATCATGGAGAGGGGCAAATGTCTCTCACAACAACCTTCTACGGGGACGCATGAGATAGGCGATTCGTTCTCACAGAAGACACAACTGTAAATTAAAACTTGATCAAGAGGTAATTAAATCTATGGCAACTATCAAAGGCGCACTTCATTACGTTTGTATTTCTCGACCGCAGAATGCTTACCAGTCTGATGAGAAACAGTGGAAAGTAGACGTAGAGATCACCAAGGCAGACGCCAAAGCATTCAAGAAGAAGTACAAGTCACAAGATCGCTCTGTGAAAGAGTACGACACAGAAGAGTTCAAGGCTAAGTACAAGGTTGATCCGCAGATCAGCAAAGGCGATGAGCATTATACTGTGACTCTCAAGCAATCATGCAAGATCAACGGTAAGCCTTTTGGGCGTCCTCCGCGTGTCCTGATGGCTGGGGACAACGGTAAGCTACAAGATGTCACGAAGAAGTTCGACGTAGGAAATGGAAGCTTGGGAGTTGTACAAATCACAGAAGTTGAATCTCGTAAATGGGAAACAATCTCAGCTAAACTGGCAAACGCTCGTGTGGATACTTTAGTTCCATATGAGGGCGGCGGTGCAGACCTCAGTGAACTTGGTGATGTTGATGAAGATTCTTTTGAGGATCTGGCAGTTGCTGAAGAATCTGAAGATGACGATGCTCCGTTTGAGCCAGACGAAGACGACGCAGATGACGGTGATATCTACTAAGGAGGAGGGGTTTCGGCCCCTGTTACTTTGCCTAAAAAACTGACAACGAGTATTTTCATAGAAAGGGCATTAAAAAAGCACGGTAATTTGTATGACTATCAAATGGTGGACTATGTACGTGGGGACCAGAAGGTAACTATTACGTGTGCAAGGCACGGTCCCTTTGAGCAGACTGCGGCAAATCATTTGAACGGTGCGGGTTGTCCATATTGTGCTAGAGAAACCGCTAGTGACAATAAGAGGTTGAGTAAGGAATCTTTCGTGGAAAGAGCAACGGTCTTGTATGGAGACCGTTATTCTTACGAGAAGTGTGAAATTACATCAGCCAAAGAGAAGGGTACGGTGGTTTGCCCACTGCACGGCGATTTCATGGTTTCTCCGACAGCACACCTACGGGGTGTTGGGTGTCCAAATTGCAGCAGGGAAAGACTGTCTCAGTTACACAGGATGAGCACTGAAGAATTCTTAGATAGGTGTAAAACAACACATGGTGAAAAATATAACTACGATTCGGTGGTCTACGTCAACAAAGAAACTAAAGTTGAAATAGAATGTCCAGAACACGGTATTTTCTGGCAAAGAGCGGGGTCACATATGGCGGGTGCCGGTTGTTCATCTTGTAACGAGAAACTGTGGGATAAAGACTATTGGATTAGATTCCCTAAGACCTATCTCTACGTATTTCAGGTGTTAACTCCAGATTTGAGGTTTAATTTCTGGAAGGTGGGAATATCTAAGCGTCCCAAGAACAGAGCTTCTAACCTATCTAAAGAGTTAGATGGTGCTTTAGTTGAGATTAGGAGATGTGTTTACGGGGATTCGGAAGTTTTATTCTCTTTTGAAAAAGAACTGCACAGAGACGATACACTAAAGAATCTGTACATAGGGAAACAATTTGGTGGGTTCACCGAATGCTACAGAATTCAAGATATCGGAACTATAAACTCAAGAATTGATAATTTACTTAAAACCTCAGAAGGAGTACATCAGATATGTTAGGAGCACAACCAAAAGTAGGCAAGCCTGTTTCCGCCGATTACCACTTTGGGGATATTAAGACACAACGGCGTTACTTGCTCGACTTTGCGAATGCTGTCAACTCTCAGCGAGGGATTGATGAACCTAAGATTGACGGTACAGCACTTGTCAATAAGATGCTAAAGAGAGTTAGTCGTTACTATGGAATGCAAAGTAAGTATAATGGCGATGGAAGTCTCAAAGAGGGATACTAAAGTATTCTAAGATTCGCAGGAGAGCTTCGGCTCTCCTTTTTTGTTTTAGGGGAATGGTAATATGACAGAAGAAAATCCCAAGAAACCAACAATAGGTTATCTTGACCTAGATGCACTACTGTTCTCAGCGGCTTCCGCAGGAGAACAAGTGTGGTACAAGGTAATGCTTGGGGGTACAGAGGTAGGACGCTTCGATAGTGCAAAGAAGCACAAGCAATGGCTAGAGGATAGTCAAGATTTCGGAGACGTACTCTTTGGTTTATCTGAAGACGAACTAGAGAATGTTACGAGAGAAGTTGAGTTTGAAATCAAGGATGTTGAAGAGAGCTACAAAGTCTTCGATAGTGAACTCAAGAAGTGGCTTAAGATGGCGGGGGTGTCTCAGTGGAAAGGCTATGTATCTCCTAAGTCTGGCGGTAAGACATTTAGATCGAAGGTTGCAACCCTCCATGGGTACAAAAGTAATCGCTCAGGAATGCGTAAACCCCATCACCTCGAAGCAGTCAGGAAGTACGCTTTAACATATCCGGAGATCACCAAGGCTGTTGCATCCGTAGAAGTAGATGATTACGTCGTACTGATGAGTGAACGCAAGGGTCAGTCCGCTGTCTGCATCGGGGTTGATAAAGACGCTAGACAGGTGAGCGGTACGTGGTATCTAATCACAGGTGAGATGGAAAAGCCGCAGTATTCACCGAAGAACATCGTAGGTGTGCTTGAACGTTCTGGTAAGAAGATCATTGGTCATGGTCATTTGTTTCTTGCTTGGCAACTCTTAGCTGGCGATAAACAGGTGGACAATATCGAGGGTGTCCAAGGGTGCGGTGCTGTGACAGCTTACGACTTACTCAAGGAGTATTCAGGAGAACCCATAAAAGCTCTTGAGAGCGTCATGCACAGCGTTTGTGAGAAATACAAGGAAAGGTATGGGAATAATCATAAGTACACTCACACGCTCTCTGGGGAGGTTGTCGAGGTGACTTGGAGGGAAGTGATGTGGGAGAACTTGAGGTTGTTGTGGATGCTTAGGGACAAAAACGATAAAGCAGAGTTTCTCGGTCGATACATGGAAACATTTGAGGAACCAAAATGAATCCTTGGGAAGAAACAGACGCTTGGAAAACCCGTAGCGATTTCTTCACTTGGCTTCGTGGACAAATCAGAAAATCAATCTGGCAAAACTACCCACTGAAGAATGAGTTCAAGAAAGACAATACGTTCCCTGTGACTCAAGAGCAACGTGAGAAATATAATCTGTCTGGTAGAGTCAAGAAGGTCGGGCAGTGTGTGTTTTGCAAGAATTACTTTCCAGCATCTAAACTACAAGTTGATCACATTGAACAGGCAGGTTCTTTCACAACCTTTGAAGACTTAGGGTATTTCATTGAGAAGATAGCTTGTCCTAAGTCTAACATGCAATTAGGCTGTGAGCCCTGCCACAAAATTAAGAGCTATCAAGACCGCATGGGAATCTCTTTCGAAGAAGCTCAAGCAACAAAACAAGCTATTGCAATCCAGAAAGAAAAGCGAGACAATGATTTCCTAGAGTCTGCCCGGATGTCTCCAGCAAGCAATGCTAAAGAGCGACGTCAGCAGATTATTGATTATCTTTTGCAAAATGGAGAATAGCTATGAACTACACTTGTGTTCACGGAAACATCAACGGCGTTCCTGCGTGCCCACCAGAAAACCGGTGTGATATCTCAGAGAAAATTGTCAAAAGAGAGATTCAGAAGTTCTTTGAATGTCTTCTCGTGGAGTGCTCAGAGAACAGCGAACAAGATTCTGACGAATACCGTAGAGCATACCTTGCACATTATCTGAAAAACCTATAGACACAAAAAAGCCCCAAGGATACCTTCACAGGCTTCCAAGGGGCTAATGTTTCTCTGTATTGTCTCACGACAGATTATTATTGTAACCGTTGCGGCGAACAACGGCCCTAAGGTGTCTCTACTTCGTAATCAAAGTCACTCCATAATCTGCCAATTGATCTTGTAGAAAGGCTTCACAGGAGTTCCTACAGGTCTAACGAATACTTCCATAACCGTCCCATCAACATCAATGGTAGCTACAGAACTTGAAGCAGTTGTGTCAATAACGCCAAGAGAGTTCATGGTTACATTTCCATTGTCATCTCCAATCAAACTCACGATAGCTCCCGTGGGCAGTTCATTCGATCCAAAGATGGAATTCGAAGGGATGCCTTTAATTACGGGGAAGCCATCGCCTGCCTCAACAATACTCAATGTCGCTGTAGCTTGCACAGCAGTATTGCCAGCATCATCTATGGCATCAACTGTCACAGGATAATCATTGACAGCCAATGTTGGCAACTGTTGACTCCATGTACCACCAGTAACAGCCGGTGTGTATGTCACAGAATTCACCACAACACTCACCTGATCAACCCCAGAAGCTGTTCCTGAGATTGTTGGAGCAGTATTTGTGGTTGTGATGTCAGCAACACCAACAGTCGGTGCTACAGTGTCTATGATGATCCCTGACGTATCTCCTACGGACACCAGAGTAAGATCAGCAGCATTAGCCGCAGCATCTTCAATAGTACCTCCGTCGAGACTCAGGGATGTTACAGAGAGTCCTTCAGTATCATCACCAGATTGCACCGTGTATGTGAACACAAGAGCGTTTGAGCCAGTTCCAGATGAATAGTTGGCTTGCCTTGCTGATCCATTGACAGTGAAGTTTATCGCAGGGATTCCTGTGACATCTACAGATTCACTGAAGTTGCTTGTGAATGTTAAAGTGTCACCTGTCTTGTAATAACTTGCTGTTGGAACATCTACAGATGTTATTGTTGGGGCTGTTGTATCAACCTCTAGTGACTCTGTGATATTGACAGTGACTGTAAAGGTTCCCTCATAGCCTGTCTCTGTAATTCTATAGCGTAACGTTGCAGTATCTGTCGTATCAACTTCAGAAACAACCGTGACAGCATCTAATGTGTTAATATCAGAACGCCACAGTTGCCCATCAGAAATTGCTTGCCAATCCACCACAAGTTTATTACTATCAAAATCAGAGACAACGCCAAAGTCTATCTGTTGTGTACTTGCGAACTTTGCAGATTTTAAGAATGAATTGTCGTCTGCAACACCGTGATCTGTGAATACATAAGGATATAATCCGGGGGTACTTCCATTGTACGCCCCAGAGTATCCTAAGTTATATCCACCTGAGTCAACATAACCTAGATTGTAAGCCATCAGATCAGCCCCACTGTCTCGTCAGAAGGCAGTCCATCACCTGCTGTTGTACGCATTATCAACACCACCGGGTCGCCATCCAATGCTGCTGTGCTTGATAAATCAATGTTTGAGAGATTACCAGATGCGTCTGTAGTTGCTGTTGCTGTATAATACAATTGTGAACCATTGAGATTTGCACCGTCTGCTACAAGTAGTTCTACACCGGTCAGCCTGACCAGTGCAGATCCATCCTTCTGAAGCGGGTTATTGCTTGGCACTACCCCGTAGACATTCACCTGCACAGTGTAAGTCTCAGTGCTTGTGCCATCACCCAGCACCAGATCTACTTCGCCAGATGTTGCGACCTCATCTGTGACAGCGCCGGCAAAGCTGATAGTCCCCGCGGCTTGACTACTGACGTGGTCGAACACATCGACGCCGTTGAGTGTTGCAGTGGTGTAGATGCCTCGCCTACCGCCACCTGCAGCGTCCGCGTTGCATCAATACTCAATGGGCTGTCAGATGTTGCCATTATTTAACTCCTGCGCGTCAGCCCACGCCATCTGAGCCAAGTCGTCGGCGTTTGCTATCGCAGATTCAGGTACGGAAAGCGTGGGTCCACTAGATGTACTCATGTATCCTCCAAAAATATTCAAATAAAATCATCGGTATCTACCTCTGTTAATATAAAAAATATGCTCACCAATCTCAGCAGCAATTTCAAAGCTATCCCGCCAAAATGGTTCTACGTCAGTCGAATGATAATACAAGCTACCCTGTGTCGGATCATCAATATACTCGTAATTGTCATAAAACCCCCTAGAGAATTCCAAGATGTATTCCCAAGATTTTCTATCAGGATACTTTGACAAATCAGGCTTATTGGATAACCCATCGTGTGTCCAAGAGAATTGCTTAGGCTCCCATACAACCTCACAAATTGTGTCAGGAAATCTATCGTCAATCACACGATTGATTGTGACAAATGCTACAGCAAGCCATCCTTCAGTTCCTTGGTCACGGGATTCATGAAACAAATTTAAAGCTAGACATCGGATTTCCTTGTCACGTTTAAAGCTCTCTGAGGCGTTTCTAGCGTACTCTTCATCAGTATGCCAAGGCATGTACGTCTGAGTTGCGTAAGAGGTGCTAGAGACGCTCAGAGAAAGCGAGAGAAGCATTGTTAGGAATAGCCAGCGAATCATCGTAAGAATTTTCATGTGGGTTGCCTTTTGTTGATTATGGAGATTACATGGTATCTTACGATGTCGCTGGGGTCAATTGTGATTGTTAGATGTCATCCGACCAGTCCAGGAACTCTTCGGCTCCAAAGTGTTGGGCGTAGATCATTTATGCCCCCATGCCGCCAAGCCGGTGCAATACCGGCCTGATTACGTACTCTCTGAGTTGTCCGGGGTGGATTGTCATTTATATCTCTGAAATCTCTGCCTGCCAGTGGAGCTGTACCGTAATGGCAGAGCTAAAGTTAGTGGCATCATCAGTTGTTACGTATGGAGTCAGACTTGTCTCTGTCACAGGATCAGCGTAAGCAATACCGATTCTATTGCCGATATAACCTCTGTTGTTACGAGAAACAGCGACAGTCGGAATTCTTGGGTATGCCCATTTGAAAGCGACAGGAATACTGGATGCACTTGGAGATGAAGTTGATGTGGTTACGATTTCATAGCCAGATTGATTCTGTAGTTTATGAGGAAAGTTCAAATAGTGATCACCCTGATGGCTCACTAGCAACTTTCCATCAGCGAGCCCGTTATCTTTGATGTTATCGACAATAGTTCTGTAGGACCTCGCAGTTCCAGCGTCCAAGTTTGTCAGAAGAATCTGGCCGATGTCGTTGAGCACCATTGACAGCCCGTCAATCGTGGGGTTGACCCTAACTTCTGTGCCTGCGTTTCTGAACAGCATAAAGGAGGTGCTGCCGGAAAAGTTGCTACCCAGCAGCGTATTGTCGATTGCCTCAAGGTAAACGTCCTCAACCGTATTAGCGGTTAGTACATTAGAGTTTCCGCCAACGTCAATGACTCCTCGTGAAGTGGCAGATGGGTCCACGGTAGTGTGAAACTTACAACCTCTCGCATAGTGGGTGCCGCCCTTGATCTCGCTCCCTAGAATGCACACGCCGACAGCAAGCGACCCGATGCGGCAATCGACAAAGCCGTTATCCTTTCCTTGCCATGTAGCCCCACCATAAATTTCACAGTTTTCATAACTACTGTCTTCGGTATTCCCGTGAAAATCTGCGCAATGTGTGCCTGAGTTAATGTCGTTGCTCAGCGTAGCCCCGATGATGCGGATATCTCGGCAAGGGACGTTAGCAGCCTGTGCGTCGCCGCCAGTGGTGACCGCGTGTCTGCGCGAAAAGATGTTGCCCCCAAAGATTTTGACGTGCTGGGAGTTCGCAATGGATATCCCGTAATCGTCGCCACCGTCCCCGGCGTTGTGAATAATAGGGTCTTGCGCATAAACACTAAAGCATTTATCAAACACAACAGCGGCATTGTTTTGGTGGTAGATGTTCGGGTTAGACAGGAACACATTCCGGCAATACTGAAATTCCAGCAGGTTCAGGGAAGCAGACCCCTGGATCTGAAAGCCGCCGCCAACGGATGCTGACCTAGAGTTGAGCTTATAAACATCAACGCTAGACGAGCCGTAACTATCATACAGTTCCGCTGCAAGGGTAACGGTGTTGCCAGACACAGAGACCGCTCGGCAAAACTCACCAGCGCAATAGGCAGGGCGGAAGCCGGACCAGCTTGATGGTGTCGGATTATGAATTATGAAAACATCATCGATAGAAAGCCCTGGGTCGCTAGCGAATGTCACAGACCTCGCTCCTAGCTCCGGCGATACAGAGAGCGACGGCAACGCCGTGATGCTGCCCGAAATTTTTGTCCAGTAGTCGCCAGTAAATCCTGCATCAGTGCAGTCAATGACAACTCCGCTTGATCCTGTTATTGAAATATCTTGGGCGTGGTCTGAAGAGCTAAGGAATGTGTAAGTTCCGGCCTTGCTGTAGTGAACATGAGAAGGATTAAGGTTCAGAAGGTTTTGCCATGCCGTAGCGTTGTCAGCGTTTGATGGGTCAATACCAGCCCAGCTCGGACTCCAAGGCCCGTCAATTATTCTCTCATCATAGCCGCCAGAGTCTGCAATAATATAAATAACCTCTTCTGGGTCACTTGCAGGGGGCGTGCCGGCGCGGCGGACAAACAACCCAGATCGCCCGCCTTCCTCAAGACTAAACTGATACCCCGCAGGCACATCATAGGCTTTCATTTCGGTGCGGGAGGATACGCGGATTACTCGCTTATCCAGCGCCTCAGTCACCGTGTCAGAGGTGCCGGTGTGGGCTACTAGGTCGGAGCCTTGGCCCGCAGTATTGACAGCAAAGTTGTCAATAGCCTCTTGTACGTTAGTTGCAGAATATCCAGAAGCAGTATTATCATAAGGGACATCGGAAGCATTGTTGGCGATAGCTAAAGCACCAAGCTCATCTATTGTCAGAGTAGTCTTTACCCAAACAGCGGCACCAACTGTAGCATCCAGACAACGAAATACTTCGGATGTGCTCTGATTGATCCACAAGGAATTGACCGAATATCCTTTGGTTTCATCATTATTAACTGTGGGATCTGAGGTTGCATCAACGGTTGATTTAATAACGTTCGTTTGAAGTAAGCGCCAGAAATCACTATCAGGGGTTGTACTGAAGGGTGCTGGTACGGTTATCGGGGCGTAAATCCCGCCCTCAAAAGAATATGTCTGGAGAAGCTGGGTCTCTTCCCCAGTAGTTTCCCAAGGAAGTGGCGCTTTGTAAGCAGCAGCCTCGTGGAGCGCCCTAGCTACCGAGGGGATCTCCCCATTACCTTCGTAGGTCACAATAAAATCATCAATTCCACCTTGGAGGATAGTGAAGAACTGATTAGCATTAGAAATATTAAGCTCAATAGCCTCTGCGTTATTTGTAGCAGGATATACAGGTGTTGCCATTATTTTGATTCCTCATTGATTCGTTCGACGATCTCTTGAATCTCTTTCTTATCAATCGTACATTGCCCGAGTTTCTCATACAACTGCAAAACTTCTTTCTCAGAATCCTCTACAGTGTTAATCTCATTCGCTGGAATCCGATTCTCCTGAAGAAGATTCGCAGGTATAGGGCAGCGATATACAACGCGCTCGCTCACGAACAGACTGCACCCGCTCAGGAATATCAGTAGAAAGATACTCACGAACATTTTCATCTTCATCTTTAGCCTCTCTAATATCACGTTGAGCATCACTGGATGCTTGCTCGATATCCTCACGTTGTTCTTGGTTCTTTACAGCAGCATCATCAACAATCTCTCGGACAACTCTTTCGGTTTCTGCTTGAGACTCCAAGAGTTCTATCTGCGTTTCTAGTGATTGCACCTTCTTGCCGTGGTAATACAAGCCAGCCCCAAAGGAAATAGCAGCACCAATCAACAGTGCCGTGCCAATTACTTTGATATTCTTAAGAACTGTTGTTATGATTGTTGGTAGTGCCATTTTTCTACTCCTCCCGGTCGCCTTTGATTAGTTTATCCATAACATAAGAAAATATCCCAATAACACCCGTAACAATAGTAGCAACAGCAGCGTTCACATCTTTTAAAACACTTGGGTCTGTAACATTCAGAACAACAATAGTAATCAACCAAGCAACCCAAAGTATCGCAAGTTTACGAATGATCTTGTTTCGCTCGGCCCACTCAAGAAACTTCGTGGGCCACCATTTACGGATTGGATTTGTCTCTTGATCGTTCATATAATAGCGCCTCAACTTTGGATGCCAGAGCTTCTAATTTGTCATACATTCGTTCATCACGTCTGACACCATCTTCCCGTAAAGTGTTCACAAGATTGAACAAGTCATCTTTGGTAACGATAGTTGACTCAAGAGTTGTTGCACGGGATTCTACTCTATTCATCCTAGCAACCAACCTCTCGTCAATATCTTTGACTTCCTGTCTCACCTCTTGATGTAAACGGTCGTATGTACCCATTTTATTCCAAACAAGTTTACCAACTACGCCCATAAGTGCTATTACTATTGTTAGGATTACCATCACAACTTCATAGGCCCCCACAACAGCCCTCCTTAAAATTTGATGATAGGTAACAAAGCAACGTTTTGTGGACGTGTCTCAGAGCCACCTGTTGGATTTGTGGTGAAGCTGTGCGTGTGAGCGCCCGCTGTAGAAGTGTTGAAACTCTTTGTGGAAGGCCCGCCGCTTTCCAAAGAGGGTGTGCCACCATTACTGTTCAAAGGTACACTTACAGAGTGGCTGTGAGCACCAGCACTGTTGGTAGACCCCGAGTGATTGTGTGACCGGTACGAGTCATTTTCAGCCAAACCTACAGCACGACTTCCCGGATTAGCACCACGGATAAACTCATCACGCAAATCAGGGATATTAAATGTGGTAGAACCATCGCCTGTGCCAAAGGTCGTACCGATAGCTGCAAAAAGACGACTGTAGGTTGTACGAGATACTGCCGAACCATCACAAAAGAGATATCCAGCGGGTGCTGTGGTACGGGCTGTATATTCTACATTACCCGGAGGAACAGCATTATACTGAATACTCTGCAAAACCCTCAGGGGTGTCATCAGCGTATCAATTGAGACGCCTTGTTCTGCCTGCTCTCTTGTGGCAATTTCGGTGATGCCTTGATCCCGAGTAAGCCCATCTAGATATTGCACCCACTCGGCAAAGTTATTCATCAACCAGTTAAATTCTTCAGCCGGGATCTTCTGAAGGAAATCATAACCAGTTTCTCGAATCTCAAGAGGTGGTCGTAGTTTATTAATGTCTCCCGTTTCAGGAAGATTGACATCAAGTGATGCCAACTGGGGTAAGAAATCAGGTCTTGTCGCCATATTACTCTCCGGTTAAAATACGTCCAAATATGTCCATAGTGTTCTGAGGAAGCTGGTCTAGATATTGAAGTCGTGCTTTTGTATAATTGAATCTGATAGAGCCATAATCATCAATTGACATGGGCTCTGCCTTAGAAGCGTCTGTAGAACCACCAATCTGGAACAATAGGTTGTTATCCCAAGCAACCGGAACATCTAGGACGTCTCCCACAACAACTGTTCCATCAGTATGATTAGCGCCAAGAGAGGTAATCTCTACGATCCCACCGTTACCATCGTAAGTAGCACCATCCACATAACACCTGATAATGTTCTGAACAGGGTCTACAAGAAACCCGATGTTGATGGGTTGTGCCAGATTGGGATCAGAGTATACTTGCGAATACGGCTTACCAATCACCTGATAGTTTTCTTCAGAGCTAACACCAGTTACTGAGTTGACTTCCGATACATTGTTCAGGACAATCACTTGAGCGCTCACTTCATAGTCCGTTGTACCTTCACGATACTCAGACACAACGGCAATCCGTAGAACAGTCTCGGTGGTTGTAGTGGTTGATGCCTGAGTTTCCTCAGTAGATTTTGCAAAGTCTGCGCTGGCGTATAGCTCGTAGATTGCATCTGATGCTGCAACTTTAGTCAGATCAAATTCAAAGTAGAAGCTACGCTCAGGGATCTCTATGTCACCAACATTGTTAGTGTACGACAGAGGATCACCAGAGTTTACTTTTGCAAGCGTGTTGATAACGGATGTCTCAGGAGAGGCCACTTGAGTTGTTGCCTCTGGACTTCTCAATGCAACCCCGGTGCTGTAGATCTTATCAGGATTACCGGGATCAATTAGAGTGCCATCCCAAGCAGGTCCACGAAATTCTCTGTACAGAGTCAAAGGAACAATTGGGCGAGCATAGGACTCCTCTGAACTTACGAAAGAAATAACTTCCGAGAATCTTGAGTCAAGCTCATACTCAAACACATCGTCTACAACAGCTACTTCAGGAAGTCCAAGCACGTCTCTGCTTGTTAGAGAAGCCCTTGTGCACAACCTACCGCTCTCTGAGGAAGACCCATCAGTGTCCAAACTTTGCTCATCACCAAACCCGGAAGACCATTCATCTAAAGCTACAACAGAATTGATTGTGAAGTCGTAGGAATCCACCGGAGTGAATAGAGTTCCTTCGTCAATAACACGTTCTTCTTTGTAAGATGAAACTAGGAATCCAGCAGAGAGAACTTGCAGATCACCCTGCACATCGCTGATGATAAACGTGTGGTTGTCACTGGCACCAACAAAGGTCGGTTCTGTCGGTAGAGCAAAGATATCCGTCGCCCTTTCTTCAGAGCTTCCTTGCGTGGGGATATAGCTCGTTGGTCTGATCCAAGGTTCAAACTGAGCACAAGTAATTTGAAGAGTTCCAGCAGAGCCTTGATCAGCTATAGCAGAGATTTCCAGATCAACACTCTCAGAAGCATTGTAGGTGTCAGTGACATACACACGCAGGCACCCTTGCCCTTCGATTGTGACAATAGAGTATCCGAAGATGTTAAAGTCAGAACTTACTTCTACAACTTGAGTGCCGTCCCATTGGAAGACAAACTCGTTAGCACGACTCCTGAGAGTGTATGTGAGCACCTCTGGGCGCAAGAACAAGGAGAAGCTATGGAAACCATCACGTTCTGTAGAAACGCTCTTAGAGACGCTCACAGAGTCTCCTACGTTGATGTCGTAAGTTACGCTGGAGATTGTGTTGACATACTCAAGAGTGTTGTCAGTAGATTGTGCTGCGATGGTTCCAGTAACAGTCCAATCACCAGTAACATCATCCGGGTAGTTGCCGTGTGGCAGAAGGTTCTTACTGTATGTCTCGTAGAGCACCCCTGAGACAGCGCCAGTTTCATCATAGTTGTTTCGAACAGTATCTGCGCTGACAATCGTAGCTTGCTCTGTAAACTGATTGTATTCTACGGCAGATGTTGAGCGAGATGAGAACAGGGACGGGTCAGAGATTTCTTCATAACCAACATACAGAACATCATCTGTTTCTTCTGTCAGGTAGATATCACGCTGAACAAGTGTATCATTCTCTACCAACACCTTTGTCACCTCATAAGCAAGTTCCTCTGGAACAATACTCTGGAATGTGAAGGTTTCTGAGATGGTCTCCCCTGTCTCGTTATTACGATCAAGAAATTCGAGAGAATCCCCGGTGACATATCCATTAATCAGCCAACGAAGGCCAATCATGGTGTCTTCAAGATCAACCTCACCATCTGTCCGATAGATATTATTGGCGGGGTCTTCAAAGGTATTTCCGTTGGGGATAATAACACCCGAAGGAGTTGCCAGATCAGCATAAGGGAATTGGATAGCAATCGCACCCTCTGCGGGCAATGCTCTAACACGATCAAACCCACCAGCAGCCTCGTTGTTCAAAAACCCAAACGATAGTCCAGACTCAAACAGGATAGATGCGTTGGTGTTGATTGGCAAATACTTATCCAGAAACTCTGTAGCAACTTCCTTGTCAATACAGGAGAGTTGCAGATAGATGTAAAGGTCATGATAACGTCCACGGTAGATATACCCACCAACACCACCTGTAACAACATTCAGAAGGTTTGCAATATCATCACGGGCAATCGTAGAGTTGGCACCAATAGCAGAGAAGATCAAAGCTGTGCGATACTCACTGTCGGTCTGACCTTGGCGAGGAAAGTTGAGAAACTCCCCAATGCTGTCCAGAGCAAACCCTTCAGCCTCTGTCAAAAGAAAACTGGTGAAGATTCGCTCAGCAGCTTCTTCGTAACTTCCGTACTCCTCTGCTACAATCTCAAGAATCTTCTGGATGTTCTCAGAATCATTGAATTGCCACAGCATCAAGTCTTTGGTGTCTTGGACGATATTATCATTAGCCTTTACATAATCTACACTCATGTTGTCCTCACAAATTCATATGCATTCACCGTAAGGAATTCATCAAAGTTTGCCTCAAGATTGCTGACGGAATATGTAGCACTACCTGCTGTTGGCCTCTTAACCTCTACGGTGACGCTCAGGAGTCTTCCCGGTGCAACACCACCGAGTACAGCGCTCTCAAGTTGAGCATTGGTAACACTCTGTCCGATAGGTTGGTTCTCAAGAATCTGATTCACATTACCACGGACAGCCTGAAGTTCTCTGGCGTTCAACGGGCTTGTATTGTTGCTCACATAAGTGATGCGAAGATCATATTGAGATTCAGCAGCACGTGTATACCTAACCTCTTCTGTCTCGCCATCAGCGGTGGCAATATTGATAACAGTCGTACCTGATGTATTCCTGCCGAT